CATTATATGATAAATGAATAATTAGGTCAACACTTCAAAACACGCATGAACTGTGGTTCATAGCCAATCGCTTTAACATAATCATGTCAGAATTGGTCAATTTACCTTCATTTTTGTACATCTCCGCATCTTTGATAGCTTGCCTCAACATAGCTGGTTTATATTTAAAACAGGTCACTGCTTTAATAAACTGATCACGAAGTGCTATATTAGACATTCTCAATCTCCCTGATTTGTTTTGCAATAGTATTAGTTACAACAAAGAGAGCCGTCAATACGGCTGTTGGGTTATCAGATGCCTTAGCAATCTTCATAGCATACTCGAATGCCTCGTCAAGAGTATCACGAGATGCCATCATTGGGCTAGAAATGGTACGTGCTAGTTCGTCTAATGTCATACATCCTCCTCATCAAATAGAAAGATGAGTATAGAGGTTGTACAAAATTAAGTCAACAGGTCACGGTTTTGGTGGTATACCTGGATAGTATCCCCATGGGTGTTTTAGATCATCTGCGCAATCATCAGGACCACCTTTATATAACCACATCTTGGAAATAGTGATATGAGCATCACCATTCTTTATTAGATATCTAACCTGATAGAATTGATGATCGTATATTCCATCAGGTACCCAGTGATACTGCCTTCTATAGTGTCGATTGGTAGGTGGTACAAAGATATCAACAGAAGAGGTCTTCATTCCACTCACGGTGTCCCTCTCTGAATGCCATATTGGATTGTGTCTCACGAACCTCTACACGGTAGCACCAGAGTCTCTTAGCTTCACCAGGACCCCAGTAATCAGGAATGTATACACCATTGACATACTTGTATAACTGATCTGCCAAACCTTCACAACCAAGTCTTGGTAGGATAGTTAGTTTGGCCATCTTCTTTTGTTGAAGAATCTTGTATGTCTCCAATTCAGGATCATCCTCTGCAACTAGTAGAGTATGATCAAATTGATCTTGTAATACTTCTTTGAGTTCTTTTAATCCACCATAATCAGCTGCCCAGTTACGAACATCAAGATCATTAGTACCAAAATAGAACTTCATAGAAAAGCTATAACCATGAATCAGGTTGCAATGTGAATCTGCTCTCCATTGACGATATGCAACTGGAAAGGCATCATGATACTCTTTTGTACTAACATACTTGTATGTGACTGGCTTAGGTCCTAAAGCTACATCAAAAATATCCATTACTTCTTCTCCCACCAAAAATTAACCCAATTCTTATAAACATTTCTGTTTATTGTTCTGTGATAGTAATCAGGCTTAACAGCATCCTGAGCTGTATTATATACTAAGCAAGCTACTTTTATATTAGGAGTATCCTCTAGTTCCCAACTGTCAATCAACTCTCTTATTGTTAAACCACTATCAGCAATATCATCAACAATTAGTATATTCTTTCCTTGCTGGGCTGATAGCTTGATATCTTCTGGACAAAGTTTGAGTCCTGTATCTCGTGTGGACCACTCAACAACCCGTAAAGGAATCTCAAGATCGTGAGACATAAGAACACCAGGAATAAGACCCCCACGACTGATTGAAACAATGAAATCAAACCCCATCTCACTCTTTCTGATCTCACTACAAATGCTATGAATTCCTTCTTGAACTTCATCAACCGTATACTCCATTAAGTGCCCCATGCGTTACGCCAGATATCAACTTGAAGACGTGGACTATATCTCCAACCCTTCTTCATAGCCATCTCAGCTACTGCTTGATAATTGGTAAAGTATAGATCAGCTGTACCGCCAACTGGCATCAGATATACTTCACCTCTGAGACCGTTATCTCTATACGCTTGAACAGCTTTCTCTATCTCGTACATATCTGTTTCTTTGTCAACGACAAATTTAAGATATACCTCACCGTATGCTTCATACTCGGCAACAATCTTTGGTTTGATAGCATCATCCCATGATTCACCAGATGGACTCAACTTAGCACTAACAGAGAATATAACTTCTGTATTGCCTTTGTTCTTTGTTCCATAGTTATACAGGTACATCTTGAAGTCCTCAGTCAACTGCTGAGTACCATTAGTCTCAAAAGTTAATGACTTCAGACTTATCATACTTTCATTCGATAGAAGATCCTCATATGATCTTTGCCATCCAAGTAGTGGCTCACCACCAGTAATGATAAGATGTTCATTGATCCATTTCTTGTTAGGGAGCATACCCAGGATAGAATTAACTATACTATCTGTCTCGATAACAGGGGATAGATGCTTGAATCTAGGATCCCAGCTAGCATATGAGTCACAGCCAGTATTAACAAGTGGAAGGCTATTATACGTTTTATACTGCTGGATACTATTAGCAATGACATCACGCTCTACCGATACCATTCCATTCTTCATACCAAACCCACTACAGGTAAAGTTACATCCAAAAGTACGAAGGAATACACTTGGTACTCCAACATACTTACCCTCACCTTGTAAGCTATAGAATAGCTCAGCTACTTTAATTTTGCTCATATTCAGGCACCTTATAAGATTTTGTTCGTTTGTTCTTCTGTCTCATTGCTTGGTCAAAATGAAACTTATTAGCTTTATGTGTAAAGTTAACTCCATCTAAGTGATCCATCTCGTGGAGTACACATCGTGCTGATATACCAGTAAACTTATCAGTATGAGCTTCACCGTGAGAATCCATATAACGGATACGTACCAGCATTGGACGTTTAATCTTAATGAATAAGTTAGGGTAAGAAAGACAACCTTCCTCTAACATAACTTCCTTTTCACTAACATCCGCAATAGTGGGGTTGAACATAACCTTAGTTGGGTTAGACCATAATACAAATACTCGATAAGGTAATCCACACTGATTAGCTGATAAACCAATACCCTTATAGTGGATCATAGTCTCAATAAGGTTGTTAGCAAGCTCATGAGGATTGATTGGAGGTTTGTTGAAATCAAATCTCTCTAGCTTTGTACTAAGCATTGGGTGGGTAGTAGGTACTAGATCATATATCATTATTTCACCATCTGACTAAAGTTTTTAACTTTCTGGAATTTGATCACTGAATGGAATTTATCAAAGAGTTGATCACCTTTGTGAGATATTATAAACAAGTTTGTATCAGCAGTCAACGTATTAATGATCTTTAAGAACTCTTCCGTACCGCTATTATCTAATGAACTATCAAACACTTCATCCATTATCAAAAGGTTGGTAGAAGCAGAGTTACGGAGTTTACTGATTGATCTCCATGTGAACAGGAGTGCCAAGTCAATACGCATCTTCTCACCTTCTGAGAAAGACTCGTAACTGAAATCATCTCTATGTCTTGATTTGATAGTCTCTTCGAAATTCTCGTTCAAATCAAAGTTAACAAAGAAGTCCATTGCAGCCAAGTATTTGTTAACAAGTTTATTTATTACAGGAATATATTGTTTAATGATCTTAGTCTTAACACCAGAGTCCTTCAATAATACAGCAGCTACATCTAGTACTGCCTTATCTTTCAATAACTCCTCTTTAGTATTGACATTACTCTTCAATGAACGCTTGAGCGTATCCATCTCTTCACTATCAATACCGATTGCAGTACCTTTTTGTTTTAACTGATCTATCTCTGTTTTGATAAGAGACAGTGTATTCTCATATATTTGAATCTGGGTACGATAGTTGAGAGCAGTTACACGTTTTTCAGATAACTGATCATTGACCTCATCTATCTCTAAGATCCTGGAACTAATGACCTGCTGTTGATTAACAATATCATCTTTAGCAGTGACTAGCTGAGTAAGCATAGCCATCTTCTCGTCAATGGATTTATCCTTAAAGACTTGCTCTATAGCTTGTCTGCATGTAGGGCAGTCGTCGTTATTGTTGAAGAACTCTATCTCACCTTCAACCTTCTTTATCTTCGCATCTGCTATTTCGTACAACCGTTCTATCTTCTTTAGTTTTATATGTACTTGAGCACTATCTGCAATTGTACTCTCCATGGTTGATATGATAGAGTTAATCTCACCTAGAGTATCCAATGCTATTTGTAGATTACCACCAACCTCGACTGACTGAGCAGTCTTATTAGCAATGACTGCTTCGTTGTTCTGAAGCATGGACTCAGCTAGTCTTTTTTGTAGTTCGATCTTCTCTGCAAGAAGTTTCAACTCGTAATTGACACTAGTAATCTCTTCTTTGTTGAGTTGCACCTTCTCTTTAAGAATACTGTTCATTGTAGAGAAGATCTGAATGTCTAAAAGATCCTCAATGATCTCTCTACGATGAGCAGCAGGGAGTTGCATGAATGGAGTAAACGATGCACTACCAAGCATGACGATCTGAGAGAATGATTTGAAGTTTAGCTTGAGTATATTCTTCTCAAGCATCTCTTGATATTCTCTTACATCGGAAGTCTGGTTCAGCATATTACCATCTACGATAATATCGAACACACTTGGTTTCTGACCTCTACGTACTAGATATTGTTTTGAGCCAATAGAGAACTCGATCTCAACCAACATACCCTTCTTGTTGATTGAATTGATCAGCTGTGATTTGTTAATCTTTCGAAATGGCTTAGCAAATAGGGCAAAGCAAATGGCATCAAGAATAGTACTCTTACCAGCACCATTCTCTCCAACTATAAGCGTTGATCTCGACTTCTGAAAGTTAACTTCGGTCCAAACATCACCAGTAGATAGAATATTCTTCCATCTAATCTTTGAAAATAAAATCATATTATGTGGATTCTATATTGATCGCCTCATTATACAGATTTCTTAGCAGGTTGTCAAGTCTTTTCTTATCGGCAGTAGTATCTAACTGCTCGCAAAACTTGGACAGGATGGTCATTGTATCTTCAGCACTTTCAATGATATCATCATCATCCTGAAGATCCATATGCATATGATCGTCAACAACTTGAAGATCAGCAATACCAGCTTTCTCTAACTTATCAATTAGCATATCGAATTGAAGTGGGTTATCTCTACTTTGTACTATGACCTTAACAAAGCAGTCTTTCAAGTGATCGTATTCCGCAACCTTATACTCGTTGTTGTAGAATACTTTATGAAACATTCTACTAGGGTTCTGAATGAACTCTAATTCTCTTGTTTCTGTGTCGAAGATATGGAACCCTCTTGGATCTTCATAATCAGCCCACGTAAGCTCATAAGGATTACCGAGATAGTGAATATTCCCAGAGCTTGAACGATGATGAAAATGACCAGTACACACAAGATCAAATCGGTTAAATATATTTGCATCAAATCCATGATCATTTACTTGTCCTTTATACATTTGAAAACCAGCTAGTTCAAGATGACCAAAGCATACCTGTGCAGGTGTACTTTGAATCAAGTCCATTACTTGCTGGTAATTGTCAGCGCATATCCATGGTAGCATTAGTATATCTAAGCCATCATATCTATACGTATCCGGTTGGTCGACTACAGTAATGTTATCGTAATCGTTTAATAAAAGTGAGGGGGAGTTGACTTCGTTGGTGTTCTTGTAGAAGACATCGTGATTACCGACGATAACATCAATTTCAATACCTCTACCATAAAGAGGATCAAAAAAATACTTCCTACAATTACTGAGAGTGAGATAATTAATATACTTGCGACGATCGAACATATCGCCAAGATGAATAACGCTGCGTACATCTCGCTCGTCGAGTGTTCTGATGAAAGTGTCTTTGTAGAATTTCTCAAAATGTTTATCGAATGCTGCATGGTCCCCTCTTGCCCCAAAGTGGGTGTCTGTTATCAATGCTATTTTCATTATTCCTCAATGAATTTATCAATACCAATCTTTTCCTGTGGTTTACGTTTCTTTTCTAAGTTTTCTTCGAATGATTTGACAAAGTCACTCATCTTCTCGTTATCAAACATATTAGTCATCACAACACCTTCACTATCATCACCATCCTGTAAATTAAATAACTCATCAGCAATAGAGGACTGCATATACACTTGGTGTTTGATGTAGAGGTGCTTCTTCTCTTTCTGTATCCTTCTTAGGAATGCAAAGTATATGATCTGTGTAAAGTATGCAAAAGGATTGGTAGACTTTTCTGGATCAAAATTATCAATATACATGATACAGTTTTCAATACCGTCTGCAATCATTTCATCTTTATATGAGTAGTTAATAAAGTTTGGTTTGGTTGCTAAACGGTTTGCAATGAGAAGTATACATTCACCAAGATAGTTTGGTAGTATTGGTTTAGGCTTACCTTCAGCAACAGCAGCTTTAACAGTCTCCTTATGCTTCTTTATTGCTTCATAAAAAGTTTTATTATCAATGTAGTTTGTAGCCATATTAATGCATCTTATTGTTAGGATTCAGTTTTTCAAGCATCGCAGCAAGCATATCAGCAGAGCTCTCTTGATCTAGTGCTTCTAGTTTAACGATGTTATCTAGTTCATCATCAATACTCTCGTCTACCTCAGTGATATATGTTTCTAGAGTTGATGTGTAGTAGCTAGCCATGGATGATCTTGCATCCATTACGTGGAGTAGGTGGTCTCTATTAAATGCAATCTGCCTCTTATCTGCAAAGGGCATATATCTTAATAAGCCAATTATTGGTCTATCGTTACTGGGAGAGAAAATATAGTTAATCGTAAAGGGGTTATCAACAATCACTTCTTTATTAGTTTCGTGAGCAAATGTTCCTATAATCTCTACGTTATTTTGAAGTTTTATTATTTTTACCATTTCATCCCTTGAGGTCTATTGAAAATGTTTTGTATTCAAACTTCTCTTCATTATATATCTTGATACGTTCAACAAAATGATTCAGAGTAAAATTACGTCTTTGTTTCCACTGTAGATCATCAGCTATGTCGATAAGGACGGCTTTATCCTTTCTACTTCCCTTTCGTAGTCCACGTCCGATGGATTGGAGATTTCTAATTCGTGACTTTGAAGGTGAAGCGAAAATGATATTGTGCAGGTTCGTAATGTTGACACCAGTAGAAAAAGTACCGTAAGAAGCAACAATAATCGAATCAGTTTCCAATTCCACAGCTCTTCTAATAGCATCTCTATCCTCACCAGACATCGTACCAGAAACGAAGTAGACTTTTCTATCACCTGCCTTATCCTTAATAAGATCGTATATTGCTTTTCCATGTTTGTCAACATATTGATATAAAATTAATGTATTGCCTTTAAGAGTCAGGGCTAGATTGCGTATAAACTTATTTCTAGGAGTATGATTAATTAAGAACTCAATCTCATTCCTATACGGTGCAGCTTTGTTCAAGTTCCTGTAGTAATCATCGTACTTGAGCATCACAGCTTTGATCTTAAACTCAGATAGGTACTTCTGCTCAATCAATTCTGCTGTGGTGATTACTTTCTTTACAGTACCAAATAATCCTTCAAGTACTAGCTTATGTGTTTGAGAGCCATCTAGCGTACCTGTAAAGCCAAACCTATACTTGCAGTCCATTAGGTTCTGCATAATTGTTGTAAGGGACTTAGCTTTAAATAAATGAGCCTCATCCCCAATCACAACATCAAACTGTTGAAACCATTTACGAGGTTGAGTGTATATTGATTGCCATGTTGATATGTATATTTGCTTATCAGTGTCTTTCTCCTGACCAGAGAATATCTGATGACAGTGTGATTCAGAATCAAACCCATACTCTTCGAAGTCGCCGTACATTTGATGTACTAAAGTAGTAGTTGGTACAATCAGTAGAGTCTTTAATCCATAGTATCTACAGATCAAGTAAATCATTAACGACTTACCAGATGCTGTAGGAGATAGTAGCAACGCTCTTCTTTTTCTTATTGCATAGAGGAACGTTGATAACTGATAGTCCCTTGGTTCTTTCGTGAGCTTGATATTCTTAAAGAAATCATCAAGATCTATCTCACCTGTATCATCCTCGAAATCCGATAATAACTCAACGGGGTAGTTGTTTTGATTTGCAAAATCTTTGATATATTCTATCAGGCCAGCATATATGTGATGAGTGCCAGAGTTGAATAATCGAATCTTACCGTCCCATCTTTTATTTTTAACAGAAGGAATAAAACGAGCACCGGGTACTTCAAATGTAAAATAGTTACTCAGTTCCTGAGCAATACTATCTTCACAGTGTACCTTAACATAGGTCTCATTGTATCGTTCTATTTGTATCATAAGCCCATTTTAAACTTTTCCCACTCTACAGCGTTCTTAATTAGATAGCCACGATTGTTGAGAGTACGGATAATGTTTTCGATAATTTCGATCTTATCTTCTGTAAGTGTAATTCTTTGTTGTATTGTTTGCAGGTCTTCATCAGATTCCAAGTACATTGGAATATCTGATTTGAGTATCTTTAGTGGTTGCGGATCCCACTTGTATTCTTTAAGATATTCTTCAGGTAGAATACCCTGATAATATTGATGCTTGAGTTTATATAGCTTCTTGAAATCACCATTCAGCTTCGTATGCAAAGCCTTGGCCATGTAGAATTCTTTTAAATACTTAGAGTGTAGCTGAGGAATACGGAGAGACTCTTTGCCAAGCTCGGTCTTATCAATCTCACTATCCTTTTCCCATTCAACTATTAGATCATCTGTTTTCATACAGTCCTCCGATAATGAACTGTATTGTACAGCAATGAAAGCTATAAGTCAACTATACTCTGTTTATAGTGTAGTTTACATACTCAAAAGTTACTGATGATTCGAGATATGCAACGTCACTGGCTGTTGTAACAAAGTTCAACTCACCTAGCGATATAGGAAACGCATCTCTAAAAGTTACTTCTATGTTAGGATTCTTTGAACTTGTCATAACCATTAACTTAACATCAGAGCGGATTGCAGCTGTTGGATCTGACTTTAGACTATTATCTATAGAGTAGGTCTTACCATGCTCACCAGGGGTCAGTGTAGCAGGACCAGCAATACTGTATATCCAGTTCCATATTTCCATGTAGTTAGTTAGATCTTCATCCACCATAAAAGATACACTGAGAGGAGAGTAATTTAAATGGTCTCCAGGTAGTGGGATCTTTACGAA